TTTGATCTCTAGCTAGTTTCTTTTTTCTTCTAATTTTTAATAATTGATTAGCCAGTTTTATATTTTTAATCTCTCTAAGATCAATAGCATCTTCTAAATCTATAGTTTGCTGCCCTAACGCTCCATTGATATTTGTTTCTAATATAGATTTTTCTTCTTCATCTGGATGTAACTCTATAAATATACCAAAATCATATAAATGTATATCAGCCATTTCTTCTAATGTAGCCACATTATGAGCACCTATTTGCTGCATAAAAGCATCTCTAGTTGGTGAGTACTCTATAATATCAGATATTCTAAGTGATAAAGATTCACAAACTTCTTGTGTTAAAAACAAACCTCCATTTAATATGTGTCTTGTCGCTGTGTTGCTATTAGCTGCTGCCATTTTTTGAACGCCTACTAAAGATCTTTCATCTGGTTTTGCAGCGTCTCTAGCTTCATTTAAACCTGTTGTGTCTCTTATCATCTGTAAATAATAATTGTAATTACCTACAAGTGATTGCAGTTTTGCGCCACCAGCGCTGCTTTGTATTTCTTGAATAGGTATTTTACCAGGATTCATATCCCCTTCAGAGGTGTAACTTCTACCTATAACAGATCCAGTTTGGAAGAACATGTTTAAAGCTTCTTGTGGATTATAATTTGTTCCATTACCTAAATCTATTTCAGCTAAACCATCTGCATCTAAATAAACCCCATCTGGAACCATACGTGACATTACTTGTTGTAATTTTAAATGCGTAAGTTGAATCATATCGGCAAAACCTGTTATTCTACTTACTAATGATTCTATACGCCCCTCGTACATTCTTGGGGCCGATATAGCGTAGTTCATTTTTACTTTAGTAAAATCACTTTTAGGTCGCATCATGTTTTTTGACATTTCCCATTTAAGTAATTTTTTAGTACCTAAAACTAAAGCGCCATCATATAGACATTCAACCTTTCTAGACTCTTTACTAAAATTTTCATTTTCTTCTGGATTAAAAGTATCATCTTTTTCAATAACTTTTTCAGCGCCACTAGAAGTTTGTTTAAGCTTATAAACTTCGCTCATAAAAGTTTTGTAATTAAAGTACAGAACTTTTACTCTATTACGATCATTACCCCCTTCTCTATATCTATTGTTGTCGTATTTTCCAAAACCCTGATTGTTATACTCAGTTATTTCTTTTAAGTCTTCTTGAGTTAAGTGGGGAAATTCTTTAATTAATTCATTTACTGGTATAGTTTTTATTTCTCCAGCGTAATATATATCATCAAAATAAGGTGAGTCTGTATATGAATAAACAAGATTAGCTGGATCAACATAATCTATAGTAACACCTTCTGATGTGTTAAACGAGGTTTTTACAGCACCTATACCTAGTACAGTTAAATCATAGTAAAATCTCTTTTTTGTTAAATTATATTTATTACCTTTCAACAAAGTATTAATAGCTTGTTCTTCGGCTATTTCAACGGCTTGTTTATAATTTAACTGCATGTGAAGATCTAACTCTTCTTGAGAGTCAGGTAGTAGTTCGGGATTTTCATTAAATAAATCCATACCAAAAGTTTCTTTAATATACTCTTTTAGTTCTTTACTACGCATGTCTTCTGTAATCTTATCCATATATTCGGTTCTTTTAGAAACCCCAAATGGATCTTGTGAGTGCGCTTTTATATCATATAATCTTTCAGCAATACCATTTACAACAATATCTACAAATTTAGGTATAATTGGAACTGGTTTCCAGTCTAAGTTTAAATAACTTAAATCACCATTTATAGATAATTCATCTTTATATTTCTGTATAGGTTGCTCGCCTCTAGCATATAGTCTTAAGTTGTGAAAATTGTTTCTATTATGTATATATCTATTTGAATAGTTTTCTTTGTCAAACCATTCGTTTTCTATGGCTTGAGCTATTTTAAGTCCATAATCATAACTTATTTTCTCTACATCGCTTACTACTTGACTTGGAAATTGCCTCATATTAGTTTTTTATTATCTTTGAAGTATTACCCCTGTTAGAATACTTGGCAATACTTATATTCAATTTTGGTTTCTCAATGCTTGCGTTTGGTCTATATAAATTTCTATTACACGCCATTATTGCTAATCCAGAACTTATTGTTGCATCAAATTTAGTTCTTTTTGTTATATCAAACTTAGACCAATCGTTTAAGGTTCTATTAAAATATATGTTTCCATATTCTCCATTTTTAATATGCCCAACATAACTCTGTATATACATTTCAATAGCCGCAGCATGAGCCTGTTTTATATCTTCGCTTGAATTAGGTATTCCACCTATTTCTTTTTCAGTTACAGACAGTTTGTTCCATAGTTTGTCTGGTCGGTTCATAGAATAACCCCTATAGCCTCTTCTTCTTAAATGGTATAACAGTCTTGGTTTGTTGTTTTCACAAAGTATTGGCATGCCGTAAAATACACATGCCATTAGCACGTCTTCAAAAAACATTTCTGCTGTTTGTGGTCTAGCTATATATTCTAAAAACATATGGTTTGGTGGACAGTCTTCCATACTAAACTTTGTTAAGCCGTGCAACGCTCCATTTGATCCTCTACCATCTACTGTTCCTGATATATCGTAACTATCACAACCAAAGGCACCCATGTGTTCGTTAGCTGGATATTTAATTCCTTTTTTTATAACAATTCTATTTTGTAATTCTTGTGGTGGAAACCAACTTATTTTAAATCTACCTTTTGGATCTGGGTAAAATATAACTTGTGTGTCTTTAATACCATTAACCCACTGAAAATTACCAGTAGATATTACAGAAGAGTTTCCTATACCTTCGTTATAATCTATTTGTTCGTATATTTTTACTAAGTTAAATATACTGTTTTTAGCCTCGTCTCTAAACGCGTGCTCTGTAGTTCTAGGGAATTGTCTATAAAACTCATTTAAAGCATCGTGATCAGATTTTAATCCCTCAACTTCGTTGTTCCAGTGCTCTATTATACCTACATCTATTAATTCACCGTCTGGATCAACGACATCTGTGTCAGGAGTATCAAATACTGGAAGTCCGAACTCGTCAATAAATCCTTCGTAGTTCCATTCCATTGGGATAAACAAAGAGTATAAACCAGATTTTGTCTGACCATTTCTATTTCTCTGAGTGACATCTGATGCGTCATATAGTTTTTTAAAGTTGTCTCCACCTTTGTCTAATGCGTTTGATGTTGAGCCCATCATACATTTACCAACTACCTTGCTACCTAATCGTAAACATGTTTTTGTAACTCTCCAATTATTTAATATATTATCGGGTCTTTCCCATTTACCACTTTCATCATGAACTAATAAACTTAACTTTTCCCCATCGTAACTATTGTCTCCTGTGTTTTTCCAATCAATAGTTGTATCTAGTCCTTTAATATCTTCGATTTGCTCGTTCGCTGTAATCTTTTTTCTCGTAAACTTACTAGCGGGAACACGATAAGCCAACTCGGATTTTGGACGATCCATTCCATCTTGTATAGGTTTAAAAAAGAACGGATAATTAATCGATATAGGAACAACTTTGTCTGTAAACATTTTTTTAGCATCCGCACCGGTTTTAGATAATATACCATATCTACTATCACTTGATATAGTGGCTAAATTAACTGTTTCTGCCGACGACATAAAAGAAAAACCAGAACGACGGTTTTTTAAATAACACATACCATAACATCTTTTATCCGCTTTACAAGCCTCCCAGAATATATAAAATAATCTATTTGCTTCTCTATAGTCTGGAGCCCCAACGTCAATCTTACTCCATTGTAAATACATATAGTGTGTACCAGTTATCCAAATTGATTTACCTTTATTTACAAACCAAAACCCCTCTTCTCTTCTTTTAAACTCCTCGTTTATATAGTCGTACCACTGTTCTTTTTGTTCTTCTGGGTAAGCTCTCCAATCAAATATGTTCTTGATCCTTTCGAGCTCTTTAGGGTACTCCTGTTTAACCCATTTATTTTTTGGATGCTTATATACTTCTTTAGGTGGTTTAGGTAAACCTATGACTAAATTTTGTATTTCTATAATTTCACCTATAACACCATTGTGTGATAACACAATTAAATCATGCTCTTTGTTATAGCCGTACTTCCACTTCTTACCTCTGTTCATTCTGGTAATAGTGGTCTTTTTTATTGGCTCAACCGTATTAACTAAACTTTGCTTGTACATTACTTAGATCTACCTTCAGCGAATCCTTTAAAAACCGTTTTCTCTGTCTTTTTAGGTGCTTTGCCCTCAAGCAAGTTTTCTTCTTCTTGGATTCTATTAAGTATTTCAAACGCGTCAAATATAGCTAGTTTTTTAGTAGCTGCGGCATTTTTAAGTCTATCAGCAGAAACGTCATCTTCTGTGTTAGTAATAATCTTTTCTTTTGCGACGTTAATTAATTCCTCAACTGCTCTATGCCCAGCTTGGATTATAAGTTTTTTCGTTTCCTTGGTATTCATATTTAATTGTAATAAATTGATTCATGACTCTATATAAACGTTGGCCGTCTATAATAAACTCATATGTTGAAAATGGCGTAAAGCCTACTAATTCGTTTTTGCTATACACACCATCCGAATACTTTACAATGCCAATACATTTTTCTTCTTGGTCAACACCTAGTTTGTTTCTTTCTTTTATAGGCTGTACAAAGCAATAACCTTTTGGAGCCTTCCATTCGTTGTTTCTTTTGTATAAAAATATTTGATCTTCTTTTATGAGATACGTATTTTCATCAAAATAACTTCTACTATTTTTTTCATTACCTCTAACATCGTGCCAACGTCTAAAAACATTGTGATGTACTATAATAGTATCCTTAAGTTTTATTTCTGTTTTAAAAGCTGTAGGAACAGATTTAACAATCGCCTCTCTATTCGTAAATTGATGGTTGTATATTTCAGTATTAATAATAAGATCTTTACCATCAACTTTTTTAACGTTGTTATATCTATTTCCTTTTGGCTCTATAACAAAGTCAAAAGGCGCTTTCATTAGTACTCTAAGTTATATTCTAT